GTTCATACCTTGGAGCACGTTTTCGGCTAAACCAGCCAGATTGCTTATCATGACTTCAGGAGGTTCCGCTGTTGGTGCGTCCGCAATTATTGCAGGCTCCATCACTGGCATATCTGGAAACAATATAGGGCCGGTTGTGGGTATATCACCGAGGGCGGGCAGATCACTGAGGTCAGGCGCTCTGTTGACTGTGGGTATATCACTGATATCAGGCAGATCACTGAGGTCAGGTTGTTTAAATGTGGTTTGAGACGCCCTCCGATCTTCTTCCTGTATTCGTTCAAATTCGGCCTGCCCTTCCAAAAGTCGTTGAGCTTCTTCATCCCCTGCTAACGCTCTAGTCCTCAGTGCAAAGCTCCCTATGGCCTTGCTCAGCGCTTCATTCTGTTCATCTGAAAGGCGTTCACTGATAGCACCTCCAACGGCAACACCAACAGCAGCGGCCCCCGCTACGGCCAATACTGGGGAAAGGGCAGCAGCAGCGGTTCCAGCGGCCCCCGCCAAAGTTCCTATGACAGTTGCCGTTGTGCCAGCTAATGCAGCTACTGTTTTAAGAGCAACAATCAATGGTGCCAATGCAGCCACACCAGCTAAGGCAGTTAATGCAACGTCCCAACCCCCAAGCCCTTTCACAAATTCATCCATTATGGGGAACCCGGTAGTGATAAACCACTCCAGTCCGTCTTGCAGGTCCTCCAAGAATCTTATGAGTGAAGGTAGCACAGCCAAATATAAGCACCGCCACCAGTACACGAGGTGACACGAGAATAACCAACAATAACACGTTTAACGGTCTCAAGACTAGCGATATAGAAGCTATGATGAGACAAAAGGAGCAGGAACAAATCGAAGCTCTAGACAATGACGCAAACAGCGCAATAGTGGGGTAGCATGTCCAATTTCTTTCAACGTCTATTCATAGGTACAGGAACGGAGTTTGCTGGTATTGAACTTGATGCTGTACTGGTCGAACAATTTGATGTGTCTGCAGAGATAACTGACCACCCCGTTGATATTGGGTCGGTGGTTTCTGATCACGCCTACATAAATCCTGAGTCATATATCCTAGAGGGTGTGGTATCGGATGCTCCTATGTCTGTATTAGGGGCAGCGCGTCAAATAGGCGATAATGCCCTGAACCTGTTGAATAGTGGTTTTGTCAACACTACTGGCAGCATCCTGTCAGCTCTTGCAGATCCACCCCCCGCGTCTAAGCGCAGTGTTGCAGCCTACTTATCCCTGTTGGAAGTATGGCGCAATCTCACAGTGTTCAATGTTCAAACCGCCATGGGGTTGAAAGAGAACCTCATGATACAGAACATGACAGCGCGCGTGGATAACGAAACCGCCAATATGTTGAGGTTCACTGCCATACTAAGGCAAGTGCCCCGTATAGACACAGCGATAGTTGCTACCGATAACCTGTTGGATGGGCCGGTGTCTGAAAGCGCGGGAGCTCTTGTGGCTGAAGGGGTTAAACAATCAGTGGCGTCTACTGCTGATACCATAGCTAGAGTAACGAGCTTTTTCTCATGAAAACGATAGAACTCACACCAGACCAAAATTCCACCTTTGATGTAGATGTTGGCGGCAAACGCTATAACATGAGGTTTAAGTACAACAGTCGAAACCCTAACTGGAGTATTGATTTGTCGTTGGCAGGTGTTCGCCTGTTGTCTGGGGTTGCAGCTGTTATAGGGGTTGAGTTGTTTCAAGGTGATGCCAACCCTGATGTGCCTCGGAATTTGTTTATGGTATCAGTCGATAGCTCTACCAAAGACGCCGATTTTGATGAATTGGGCGTCAGAGTCAAAATGATTGAAATAGAGCCGGGGGATGACGTGAATGTCCCTACAATTTAGCAGAAATGCCCGCGTTGAGATAGCCGGAGTTGACAGCACTTTATTCGTGGAGGGGCTGCGCATCAAATTTGAGGTGGTGCGTACTTCATTGGGATACCCCAACAAGGGCAAGATAGAAATATACAACCTGGATGAGCGCAAACTGGAACAAGTGGTAGAGCGCTTGGCTGTTGTGAGGTTATTTGCTGGTTATGGGGGCGAATCTCCCATGATTTACGAAGCTGACATAGCCAATCATTACAAGAGCCGCATAGGAGTGGATTCTGTATACACTCTTATAACTGGGAGTGGCAGGCGCGCGTGGGAAACTGACACCTTCTCTAAAACTTACGCAATTGGAGTTGATCCCGCTATTATCGTGGGTGATGTTGTAGCCTCTTTCCCTACTTTGACCCCCGGTGTGGTTGCTCTATCTGATGCCAAGACTAAATTACAACCTCTCACTTTGAGTGGCAATTCACACAAGGTCATGGACAAGCTGGCCAAAGACTACAACTTTGACTGGCACATAGATCAAAATCAAATTGATGTAATAGGGCGTGGTCTTACAGTTGATGACAGGCCAGTATACGATATCACGCCTCTTACGGGCCTTATCGGGAGTCCAACCCTAACAGAATTGGGTGCGGATTTCAGGATATTGCTCAACCCTGATATACTTGTGGGGCGTCAAGTGCGGATGGATTCTGTAGGTGTACAGCTAGCGCAGGCGGCGCTTGAATTCAGAAAGGTGCGCACCACCGCCAACGGGTTCTATAAAGTGAAGGAAACGAGGTTCATAGGTGATACCAGAGGGCAGGAATGGTACACAGACATCATAGGGTGGAGGGTGGCTGATGAGCCGAGAAAAAACACAGACTAGCGCTCTACAGCGTTTGTGGGACAAGAACCAGCGGGAGATAAGAACCTCCACAGTGGGCAAGGTGCTGAAAATTTTGGACAATGGATGGCTAGAGGTTCAGCCGCAAATATCTATGGTTAAACGTAACCCAGAAACTGGAGAGGAAAGTGAAGAACCTTTACCTCGTCTGGTCAGGGTTCCAGTGGGTTTCTATAAGGCAGGGGGTTTTGTTATCAGCCTGCCAATTTCTGTAGGTGATGAGGGGGTGCTTACATTCTTTGACCGCAGTTTAGACGTGTGGAAATCAACAGGTAAGATTTCAGTCCCTGATTCCTCCAGGTTGCATGATATTTCAGATTCCATGTTCACCCCGTTCCCGACGTCTGAAAGTGGGGCGGTGGTCAATGACCCCAACAATATGGTCATAGGCAAGGAGGATGGAAGTTCTACTATAAAGATAGCCAAAGTGGGTGGAAAGGTCACGGTTGACACAGAAATTTACGAAGTGAATGCTACCACGTCATTTGATATAAACACTCCGACTATGAATATTACTGCCTCCACCGAAGTCAAAATGATAACACCTAAGCTGGACGTTAGCGGTGATGTTATAGTCGGGGGTAAAGTTGTGGCAACTGGCACAGTTAGCGGTTCTGATCATCTTGTGCCCGGCAGTCCTAGCTATGTGGCTCATAAGCATGGCGGCGTAACAATCGGGGCTGGCATCAGTGGGGTGATAGTATGATGACACAACAGATTGTAGAAAATCTAAATCCCATGAGCTTGCAAAGGCTCATGCACTGTAGTAAAATCAACTTATATTATGGCGCAGGTGAGACACGGGAATGGAAAGTTACGCTTTAGACTCTGAAAACAATATATTCCTTGACACCAACGGGAGTATTAAACGGGTAAGTGACGGGGCAGAGACAGTACAACACGTGCGTTCTAGGCTCCTTTTCTATTTGGGCGAATCACCACTAGACACTTCTCAAGGTGTTCCGTATTTTGAGGAGATATTCGTCAAGCCCGTGGACTTACCACAAGCCGAGAGCCTTTTGAAAACCATAATCATACAAACCCCCGGAGTGCAGGAACTCATTGATTTCGGGCTGGAGTTTGATTCCAGTACCCGCAATCTGAGTGTTACTTGGGAAGCCATATCAACTTTTGGGGACGTAATAGGAGCAACAGTTAATGTCTGAGGATTTCGGCATACAAAAGGAAGGTTTTGTACGCAAAAGCCTGGATGAGATTGTCACTGAGAAAGAGGACGCCACAAGAGCGGTCTTCGGCCCTGATGTAAACCTTGCGCCACAAAGTCCTGAAGGTCAGGTCAATCAGAACTCAGCATTGTCTGATGATCAATTGTGGCAAATCGCTGAGGAAAGCTACAACAGTACAGACCCTGACAAGTCAACGGGGATATCACTATCAAACCTTGTCAAGATAAATAGAATAACTCGCCTTGGAGACGAACCCACAAGTTTTGCTTTTGTTGGTGTGGGGACTCCAAATCTGACCGTACCAGCTGGGCAGTTGGTCAGTAACGGGGCAGAGTTGCAGGCAGTCATACCAACTGCTTTCACTTTTGATGGCACAGGCAACGCTAGTGTGGCGGGGGAATTGACCCAAACAGGGCCAATACCTGTGTCGGCGGGCACCATAACCACGATTGACACCCCGGTCACTGGCTGGGACACAATCAATAATCCGGTTGATGGCATAGAAGGACGTGACAGAGAAGAGGATGGAGAGTTGCGTTTACGTCGTGCAAACTCCACAGCAGCCTCCTCACAAAACCTTATTGAATCTCTCATTGGCGCGGTTGGTAATGTCAGTGGGGTGACTACCCTTACGGTGTTGGAGAATGATCTTGACCCTGTAGATGCTAATGGTGTTCCGGGCCACAGCTTTGAGGTTATCGTTACAGGCGGGCTTGATGTAGAAATCGGTGATGCCATTTGGGCCAACAAACCCTTTGGCATTGGCTCTTTCGGCAGTACAAATGTTGTTATCATTGACTCCCAAGGCATAGGCCACCCAATAAACTTTACGCGTCCAACACAGATACCTATATTTGTGGACATTACTCTCACTAAACGGCCAAACTACCCTGCTGATGGCGATGACCAGATAAAACAGGCAATATTGGATTACGCTTCTGGTGATTTGGTGGCGGGTCGTGGATTTAGTGTGAATCAAGATGTCATATTCTCTCAATTGTACACTCCTATTAACATTGTTCCAGGGCATGACATCGATGATTTACGTATAGGGTTTTCTGCAAGTCCCACTGGCGAAGTGAATTTGACTATCAACCTGCGTGAGGTGTCTCAATTCCTCATAGCCAACATAAACATTCTATAGGCACTGCATGGAAACTATCAACGTTATAGACCATGACAAACTGATATCGGATAACACTGCAACCGAATACAGTGAGTCAACAGTCCTCACCTACACCCAAGCGCTGAACGCTGGCCACACTGAACTTGATTCTACGTTCAATGACCTACTGCAACGTTTGGATATTGACGTGGCCATAGGCGATGGCCTTGATACTATTGGAGCGATTGT